CAAGAGTCACTAGATCACCGTTTAACAACTATTTCATGAAAATAACACCAACTGAAGACACATTTGCAAAAACTCAAATGTCAGATTCAAAATCAGTGGAAAGTGTTAAAACATTAACTGCTTACGGTTTAAAATACTAAGCACCCCTGAGATAGCAGAGGTCATACCTGACTCATACAGGTCTTTATTTGATTTAGCTTATTACGGAATACAACCACGTATTTCTAATGAAATCAATCCATCTTTAACTGATGCAATAAGTGCAAAAAACCACTGGATTGCCAGTAGTAAAGAGGGTAAACTTGAATATAGATCGTACACTTTTTCATTCAAAAACTTCATACCGAATGACTACAATGGACTAGAACCGTTAAACGATGACCAGCTAAAGAGGCGTAAGTATCATATGTTACCGAATGCAATGTATGCCTACCTGTGTAAACAATACTGTGAATTGTTACCCTTAACCTTATATCTAGATACGTTTATACCTAAAAACACATCCATTAAAGAAGAAGTAATTACCATGCTAGAGTACTGTGACCATATGGATATAGATAGGTTGGGAGAACTCGGAGGTTTATATAAAAAGTATCAAAGCTTATTATCACCCAATTGGATATTTTTCGTAGACCTGTTTAATTTACGAGATTTTCAACCTGCTCCACCCCCTGATAAAATAGCTGAAGCTGTTGAAGAGTGGGTATCTGAACATCCTAAGCATGAATTAAAAGGATGTAACTTTTATGCACTTCACAGATATGGAGTTAAAGTCTTTCTAAATTCAATTACAAATACATTCAGTAAACCAGAGATTACAATAGAAGCATTCCTTAAAGACCCCATGTATTGGGCAACTCCCGGTAGCAGTGATACTCAAAAATTAAAATATCTGGATATAATAACAGGAAGGAATAGGGCAGCACGTAGATCTAAATGGGCGTCAGCATGCCATCTATCTTTGAAACAGTTGCTAACTCTATTCTATGATGATTCTGAGCAAGTTTTAACAACTGCACCAAAGCGCGAGCTCAAGAAAGCAAGAATGATCATTTCCGGTGACATGCGAAATTACCTTAGAATGTCATATGTTAGCTACTACCTTGAAGATAGACTAAGAAATCATCCTAATACTACTTTGTTTCATAGTAAAAAACAAAGCTTACTTATGTGGTTGAACATGTTATCAGGCACAAATCCAGAATTGAATGAACCCGGAGTTAATGTTACTTTAGATGAATCTAAATTCGATCATAATGTCGATTCTACAATGTTAAGAGATATGCTTGAAGAGATAAGAGATTTCATTATTGAAGATGAGGTATTATCTGATGCATACAAGGCAGAATTACTTATAGCAATGGCTAAAATCATTAAAAGTATAGTTCACAATGGGTACATAGAGGTTAAATTTCCAACTTATGTGAAAAGGATACAGGTTAAAAACGGTATACTATCAGGATGGCGGTGGACAGCATTATTAGACACTATTTCCAATGCTGCAAAGGTATTTGCTTTTAGAGCTGTTACAATGAGTAGAGCAGGAGGGATAGCCTATGATAGGCTCAATCCAATAACAAAGTTTACATCTCAAGGAGATGACTTGAAAGCACGCTCACCGAGTTATTATCATGCACAACTTTTCTGCCAGCTCTATGCAGAAGCGGGATTTGATGTACATCCATTAAAATTCTTTATATCTCCTGTAGCTGATGAATTTTTACGGAAAGTGGCAATTGAAGGTAAGATATTAACAGGTTATCCTGCAAGAAGCATATCTGCTCTACTCTTTTCTAACCCGGCCCGTAGCATTATGAAAGAGGGAGAAGAAAGACTGAGAGAAACATTAAATAACTGGTTATTGTGTATGCGTCGTTGTGCAACTCCTTTCCTTCAGATGAGACGTTCCATGTTGCAAGATGCAGCAAGAGAAATGAAATTAAAGAAGGACGATATATTAAAATTTTTACATTCACCAGCTCCCTTTGGAGGTATGGGATTAGAACCAACCAACTCACTGGAAACTCAAGTAATCAAGGCAAAGATTACATATCATGTATTTATACCAAGAATCCCTCTACTAAAAGAAATTAACTATACTGAAATAGAAGAGGCAGAACTAATGAAACAGTATAAGAAAGGTGTAGACTGGGGAAAAGCCAAACGTACTGTCGAGCCTTTCAGATTGGCTTTCTCACCAATAAGTCCAATAAGAGTAAGCAGTATGTCAACGCCGGTGTTACCTGCAGTTTATAAACCAGCACTGCATATTCATCCTGTCTTTAAATCTAACATAAACCCATCTAAGATATGGGTGACTAAGGAACTCATCAAAAATGCAAGGCGACAGCAAATACTACCACTGGCTGAACAAGTGATGGAACCAGAATCATTGGCTACCCTACATAAATTAATTTCTTCTAGCAATATGAAAATAATTAAGGATTGGTGCAATGGTGACATATTAGGATCACCTCCAGTATCATTAACTAATGGGAATATAATCACAAGTCCTCTGTACTACAGTTTAGCAGAAGAGAAGGTGGCTGTAGCCATGAGTGGCGGAAAAATAAGTTTTAATTTAATAAAACGAGCACAAACATATGCTGCAGAAACAATGCATTTGAGTTTGGCAGGCTATCCTATCCATATCACAGATTAAACTGCACAGATGAGATTAAACTGAAAGGCAGAAAAATTAAACTAATGAACTGGACTACAACCAGAGAGACGCATAACAGAACTGCAAATAATCATGCCATCGCAGATGAGGGTTTGGGATAATCCTATACAAAGGTCCCACTAAGGTTAGACAGCCGAGTGGC